TATTTGCTGAAAAGTTCAGTTTTGAATATCTCCGCAAATCTCACAAAATCCCGCTATTTAGTAACAAATTAGTAACACATGGTTACACAAGAATCAGGTCACTTTTATGTACTGCTGCAACAACAGTACCATTGTATGAAATGACTGCACGGTCACCGCTTAACTGTGACACCTGATGATCTCTTTTATATACAAAAGATGCAAGTGAACCGCCTGAATAAGTCTTTGCACCGTCCTTCACTCTTACGGTACTACCAACAGTAACTTCCCTTGTTGGTGTTGCAACAGTTGACACCGCCTGACCGCCCTGTGTGGTAATGAAAGTGTCAAATCCGGCTGCTTTCAGTTTGGATGCCATTGCATCAGCATTTGCTTTTACACTGTATGCACCAACCTGAATTTTATACAGTCCGTCAACCTGTACCATATAGGTATCAAATCCGGCTGTCTTTACTTTTTCAAGCATACGGTCAGCATTTTCTTTGACAGAAAACGCACCAGTCTGAACACGGTACAAAGTACCATCAGATGACTGACCACCCCCAAGGTTTGCAGTTACCCTTGCAGCAAGATCACCCAAACGATTATATAACCAATCACCCGGACAACTCTTATTTGCAAACCATCTGTGAACGGTGATGACCATTTCATCAGATGCCGGATTGTAAGCAAGTGTTTTATCCTTATCAGCAAACCAAAGAAGTTTTTTCTTTCCGTTACGCTTGCAGATGTCTGTGCAAAGGTTCACCAGTGATTCATATACTGCATCCGTCATTGCATACGGTTCAGTTTTATCAGATGCACATTCGATAGTAACCGCCCGCTGATCGTTCGCATTGGATGAAGAACACCAAGAACGGTTGCCTTCATCAACGCAAAGAGAAATTCTACCATCTGAACCGATACCATAATTACAACTTGCCCCCCTTCCTTCCGGGAAACAAGCACAAATTGTTTCACACGATAACTGACCTACTACGCAATGCGGCGTGATACGGTCAATACTGTGTGTACGCTTTCCTGAATGGTTCGGTGATAACTTTGTATAACACACTAAACTTGAATTACTCATTTTTTACCTCACTTTCTGTCTTTTTCTGTAAAATATCAATAGCCTTGGTGATGACTGCCGGGAGTGGTAAACCCATAAGACCCGCATTTTCCACAAGGGAAATTGTTTCATTGGCAATAAACGCAATAATCACCGCATCCCTGATGTAATTTGTGCCAATGACAAGATCAAGGCGGTATGCAACCAGTACAAAAATCAGGGTCATGCACTTTCTGCAAAGACCTTTCCACCCCGCCTTACTTTCAAGTGAACCTGTGTCTGTCTTGGGACTGTTCTTGAACACCCCCGCAACAATCAGCCCTGAAATATAATCAAGACCCATGAAGATCAGAAGGGTTGCAAGTCCCGCATCCCAACCACCAAAAAAAGATGCGATTGCTGAACCGATCACACCTAATACACTGCAAATAGTCTGTTTCATTTTCTCTGTCCTTTCTGAACATAAAAACAACCGCTTGTGACCTCATATAAGGGTCATATAGCGGTTGTTTTTGTTCCTGTGATAATTTCCTTGTCTGTTGATTACTCTGCTAATTCAGGGCAATCAAGGTCAATCAGAACTTCCTTCACTTTGTCCTTGATTTTCTCAGGTACATCAGCAAAGGTTTTCTTGCCCTTAATGATAAGGGTTGCATAGATCACTGCCATAGATTCCACATCCTTTCTAAATAAAATTTTTATGATGAACTGAAACAACATCAGTTACCACCTTCTGCCAGTTCCGGGTGTCCTTCATCAATAAGCACCTGTTTGACTTCATCCCTGATCTTGTCAGGAACATCATTGATTGACTTCTTACCCTTGATGATAAGTGCTGCATAAATGTTTGCCATATTCTCACCCCTTCCTTATGCCATCATTTCATAGATTTCACACATGGCTTCCTGTGCCTGTGTCATCTGATCTTCCAAAGATGCGTTTCTGTCATCAATCATTTTGATGTATTCATCCTTGGTGTACTGGGTCAGGTCATATTCATAACCAGTGAACCCCGGCTGTTCATCTGTCCCGGCTTCTGTGACCGGGGTGATGTTTGCAGCAACCCAAACTGAATAGTCATCAATGACTTTCTGTTCAGGCTGCTTTGTACTGCGTACTTTTCCGTACTCTTTCATGCTTTTTACCGCCTTTCTTCTTTTTCTTTGCCTTGATATGGTTTGTATAATAATCATCAGCGTATTGCTGAATAGGCACAATATATTTATCTGATAAATGGGAACTGTCACAATGTTTCAACCAACCCTTATAAGAATTGATTGAACACCATTCTGAATAGTTCATTTCCTGACCGTTTTCAACTTTCTTCCTGATGTTGGTCATCTTCCGCTTCATTTCCTGACAGGTGGATTTTCTCAACAGGGTACTGTTCAAAAATATCCTGTACCCAACAAAATCAATACCACGGATGAATGAAGGGAATATCTGATAGTTCCCTTTTATTCTTAATTTCAAATTCTGTATGAAGTATTCATTGATTTCTGCAAGTAACTGATGCAGTTCTTCTTTGGTTCTTGCAAAAATACAAATATCATCCATATAACGGTAATAGTGCTTTACCCGCTTAACTTCTTTTATCCAGTGGTCAAAACCTGACAAGAAGAAATTCCCGTCATACTGTGAAAAGTAATTCCCTATGGGAATACCAACACCATCAATGAAGTCTTTGCCATTGATTTTCACAATTTTGATTTCATTACCAACTGAACGATAAAATTCAATGTTTTCATCCGTTGCCGGACAAGTGCTGATTGAATCAATAATTTCATCAATCAGGTTCAGCAGTTCAGGGTCTTTGTATTTCCGTCTGAACTTCTGTTTTAGCGTTTCATGGTCAATGGAAGGATAAAATTTCTTGCAGTCAATTTTTAAGCAATAGGTCATTTCTTCCGGATGTTCGTCAACTGCTTTTCTTAACTTCCTATATGCTGCATGAATCCCCTTATTTGGAATTGCTGAATAAGTATCATCTGTGAAATACGCTAACAGTTGCGGTTCAATTACCTGTAAAACCGCCCATTGTGCGATTCTGTCAGGGAAGAATGGAAGTTTGTATATTTCACGTTCCTTCTTGCCGTCCTTTTTCATAAAACTGGTATATTCAGAAGTTTTGTATAGGTGGTTTTTCATCATCCATTGCAGACCCGCCAAGTAGTAATATGGTCTTTTCTCTATCTGCTTAACTTCCCTATACCAACCCTTGCCCTTCTTTGCGTTCTTGAAAGCAAGTTCAAGGTTTTCCATTGAACAGATTTTTTCAAATAAATTGCCATAGCGTTTCATGTGATCTGTTCTCTTTTCTGTATGCACTAAGACCGAATTTTCAACTTGCACAAATGGGTACAACCTACTAATACAGTCCTGTTGTTTTAATGTTTTGCCAAGTGGCACGGTGGTCAGGGTATTGTGTGTGTTTCAAAAATATGAACACCCCACCTGATGAAAGTGGGGTGTTCTGTGCATTTACTAACTGACCTGAAATATTGCGATTACGATTACCTGAAACATTATTAAGATTCCAATAGAAGCCCTCTGCTTTAGAAGAATTATTCCAATTCGCACTGAGTTTAGTGACTGGATTTTTTTTCACTCTTTTTCAGCATGGTTTCATAACTTGGTAAAAGTCATCTGTATATTCAAATCTGACCACCTAAAAATGTTTATGCTGCTATGCAGCGGTTAGGCTGCAACTGCGGTTCTCTTGTGATACACCAACCGACCCGAAAGATGGCGATGACGATAACCCGAAACATTATCAAGAGCCCAACAGAAGCCCCCCGCCTGAGAAGAATCATTCCAACGCGCACCGAGCCTAGCGACCGTCCAAACATTAGGCTGATAGTTCCAAAAATAATCACCAACAGGAAGTGAACTGTTACCGTTGGTTTCTCCGGCAATAAACAACCAATCATAATCTTCTGAATAGCAGAAAGCGGAAACATAACCTTCTTTGGTGCAAGCGGAAATTCCGGCATCTTCATAAGGTGCTGCACTTGTATCATCAGTAAAGCCATGATCTGCGATATAAACAATATTTCTGTCAGCAGTTACATGACGGTTCAGACCATCAACCCATTTCCAAATGTTACCCCAAGGGTTTTCTTCTCCACGGTAAGATACAATCTGAATACCATTGTCATTGACAACCGCCCCGGATGCGTTACCAAGTGAAACTGTTGCACCTGTATTTTCTGCCATGTTGGTTTTACCGTCATCAGTCTTACTTATTGCACCGTTTCCAATGGCTGCTTGTGTGTTGAATGTTGCATACTCAATCAGCATTAGAATTTCAGTTGCACACGCTGCCTGAATAGTCAACTGTTCCCAACCTGTACCACGTTTTTCTGCCAACTTACGCACATTTGCACGGGTAAGGTTCTGATCTTTGCCGGAAATCGGTTTTGCATTGGCAATACTTGAAAGCATATCAGCGGTGAAGTCTGCAATCTGTGCATCATCCAAGATATAAGCACTTGCAGATGCGTCCCAAAGTGAACCTTCAAACGCTGAATGATATGAATAATCATTTTCAGCACCGTTGACAATAAAGTCAGGATGAAGTTTGAATCCAGCTTTTGGTGTATCTGACACATACCATCTACCTTTGCGGATGATTGAACCCTTTGCAGTTTTTTCTGTAATAAGCGGTACAACCTTGTAATAGAACTTTGGCTGTTCCACCATGACCTGAACGATTGTCCCCGCCGGGAACTTTAATTGTTCATCAGGTGATTCAGTACCTACCGGGTTACGGTCAACAGCCTGTGTCAGTTTTCCAGTTGTGGAAAATCCGGCTTCACCGTAATATGCAGCAATACGACCGTCATTAGTAAGGTTGCAACGCTTTCTTCCACCAAAAGCCTTAATGTTGTCAAACCCTGAACCCGCTGAACGGTTGACTGCTCCGGCAAGTCTTGTGAATTTCTTATTGATGAAATCCACCTCAACACCATAAATGTCATCATCTGTATAACCAACAAAGGCTTTCAGGTCTGCAATTTCATTTTCAAGTGCCTGAATGTCACCAACCGTTGCATACGCACCCGGACTGACTGCAAGTGATACGCTGTCAGCGTTGCCTACTGTGGTATATAACTGTAAGTATGCAGCCGATACCGTAACACCGTTATATGGTGGCATATAACAGTTATTTGACTTTTCAATGCAGACTGCATACAGGATTTCACCCTTGTCAGGGTCAACGGCATATAAGCCAAGTGTACGCATATAATAACCTTCTTTCAGGTCTACATTGGAATATGCTGCATCAATTTTGATTGCAACCTCATTTGTGCGGGTAACCTTGGAAACAAGGGTTGTCTGCTTGATGTTGCTAAGTGCGGTCAATGCCTGTAACTGACTTTCAGTGTACTGGGTACTGGAAGAACATACTTTTGTAAAATCAATGTTTCCTGACCCGGCAATCATCTTTGCCATAAGTGCCTGACCATTGTTTGTGATGTAAAGTTTTGAATACTCTGCCATCTTATCATTCCTTTCTATGTTGTTTTTATCTCAATGAAGTCTACCTGAACAACGCCGGATGCTGCCTTTGCATCCATATCTGCCCGGATTGTTTCATTAAAATCTGTTGAAATGGTTACCATTGCGGTATCTGTTGCCTTACCACCAAAGTTCACTGTACCCTGAACACTCACTGTTTCCTGACTGTCATTTGTGATGTTCAGCATTTCAGTCTGAACGATTCCACCACCAAAGACTGATGAACCGTTCACATCAAACATTTCCCGGAAATCGTTTGTGATGATAAATTCATTGATGAAGCAGATGCCACCACCAAAAAGAACAGCACCTTTGATGTTGCAAGGGATGCTGTTCTTAGATACAACCACAAGATTTTCAGGAATCATTGTGTTTATGATGTTTTCCAGTTCTTCCACCTGACCATATAATTCAAGGTCAGTGTCAATATACAGTGTGTACCCGGTCTTGAAATCACCAGTCACTTCAAAATCACTGTCACCACAAAGGACAAGCAACTTTTGAAGCAATACTTTCCAAGTGTACGGGATTGTGTTGAACCACTTACTTTGAACCCTTGAACGCCTTGATTCAAGGGTATCATCAGCAGTTGGGTATATTTTCAGCATCTTTTCAAATCTGCTGATTCCATATTCATCAGCAGTTGAAATGAAGCGGTTACGCAAACACCTGTCAGTTGCAGACCACATCAGGCTAAATTCAGGATTTTCCGCTTCAAGTGCTGCAACGGGTTCTTTGTAACTCTGCATGAATGGTGGTAAGTATGAAACAAGGTCAACTTCTCTTATCATGCAGAAACACCCCCTAACTTTGGTATGCAAAATTCTGTCAAGGTCATATTACTTGCCGTGCCGTTCAGCTTTGTCCCG